AAGATGGATTCCACTTCCACTTTCGTTTAAATAAAGTAATTCACCATAATTACTACCAGTTCCAGTAGACCAACCAACACCACCGCTATCGTGGTATGAGTATAGCTCGTGACCTCCAGTCCCGTTTATTTCAAGAGAGTTTACTCCCGTTCCATTCAATACGCTGTTGCCTGCTACTGTCGCGTTTCCTGTTACGTCAATACCATTACTAAAGTCATGGTTTCCATGAGAAGTAATTTGTCCGTTCTTAGCAATGCTAAATTGGTTAGTTAATGTACCACCATCTCCTGACCAGCTATTTCCAACACCAATAGAAAGCTCTGCGTTTCCAACACTAAATATTCTTGGAGAGTTAACACCAGCACTATCTTGGTTTCCCATTAATAGTCTTTGTGTACCAGCAGAGTCAGTAATTCTAAAGTTATCTTCAACGGTTCCTTCACCACCACAAGTAATACTTCCAGACGTCACTATATTTTGTGAACCAAAATTAGGAGATATCTTAGTTCCAGCTATTGCAGCAGAATTGCTAACGTCTTCGTTTTTTACTTCTTGGTTAATAATATTATTACTATTTACCTTTACGTCATTAGGTAATGTACCACCAGCAATTTTATCTACTGATATTGAATCTGTTCCTAATCTTCCAGCAATGGAAGCTGAAGATACGTTAGACATATCTTCTCTTGCTAGTGGTCTACCACCAGCTTGTTGACCGTCATGTACGACGGCTGTGTCTTTTGTTGTGTCTATTGTGACTTCGCCTTCGGCACCTGTAAATGTGTTGTGCTGAGTAGTCGAGCCACGTCTAAGTTTTAATAATTTTGCCATTTAAATTGTACCGAAGTCGAGTTGTAAATTGTTTCCGCTTATAGTTGCTACTTCTGTAAGGTTGAAGTTATTGCAATCCAATGCAGCCGCTAGTTCAGGTGAAGTATCATCAGCTACGTTTTGAATACCAGAGTTAGATGTAATTCCTAACCATGCAGATCCGTTGTAGTTTTTTAAAGTTGCATTAGCTGTGTCAAACCATAAATCTCCAGCACTTGGACTAGATGGTTGACTATTAGAAATTTTATATTCATTTGCATATCTGTTAACGTCAGCTATAGAACCAGAAACTGTGTTTATATTTGTCGCGTTAGAAACTGCTGCGTTAATATTTGTAGCATTACTATGAACGCTATTTACATTAGATATATTATTTCCAACTGCATTGACGTTTGAAATAGCTCCTGCAACGGTATTGATATTAGTTGCGTTAGTTACTACTGAGTTAATGTTTGTAGCATTACTAACAGCAGCATTGATATTAGAAGCGTTAGAAACGGCTGCGTTAATGTTAGTTGAATTATTTTTGACTGCGTTGATATTTGTTTCATTGTTAGCAACGGCAGTTATATTAGCAGCGTTACTTACAGCAGCGTTAATATTAGTTGCGTTATTTACAGCAGCATTAATATTGGCTTGGTTTGTAACCGCAGCATTAACATTAGATATGTTGTTTGCAACTGTAGTTACGTTGCCAGCTATACCACCAACAGTAACAACACTAGAGGCAATATCAGCTACAGCTTTAATTGGATCTTCTACCACAGTTATGGTATTACCCATACCACTGTGATTTGTACAATAATATTGGAAATTAGTTGGTTGTGATTCTGGTATAACAATCTGTACTTTTGCACCAGCTTGTCCCTGAGTACCAGTAACAGTTACGTTAGTAGAGTACTGAGAACTACCAGCATAGAATCGTAATGGATGGGCTGCGTTAGAGGCATCACTTACATCAAATGTATATGTCCAACCTTTGTGTAATGTAAGAGCTGGTTTATCTACACCATCAATAATAAATTTGCCTGAAGCTGCTGTAACAGTAAATGTTTTTTCGTCTTCTAAAGCATCTGCAACTATGTCTAATGAACCATTAGAAGTACCTGTAGCTACAGCATCAGTTATTAATCCGAGGTCTTCGGAATAAGTAATCGCACCTGAGACAACAGCAATATTATCAAGAACACTCTGTGTAGGGGTGATGATAGCCCAATTAGTCCCGTCATATACCCGTAAATTGTCATTGGAATTATCAAACCATAAATCACCATCTTGAAGAGCACTTCCATCAGCTCTTTGAGTTGGGGCATTATTTGAAATTTGGTAAAGGTCTGCAAAGTTATTTATGTCAACTACGTTTGCACCGGCTGCCACAATATTTGTGATATTGGTTGCAACAGTATTAACGTCCATAGCTTTAGGAACTAATCTATGGAATTTATATGTATGTAATGTTGAAGTAGATTCAACTAACAATCCAAATCCTTGAGGAATTGAACTAGCAGTGACACTATTAATAGTTACTGTATTTCCAGTTCCAGCTCCGTTAGCAATAGTAATTACGTTATTGGTTGGCGTAAGAGTTGTAGATACAGCAGCGATACTAAGGATTGCAGATTGTCCAGTTGTACCTTGAGGGTTTGTAGTTGGAAAACTTGTTTCATTTGCTATAGCATCAAATCCACCAACGTCATCAATAAGGTCAATAACCCTAGCTTCTATAGCTCCAGTTGTGGCAACGTGAGTATTTCCAGTTGTCCATGTAGCGTTAGTATCTATAACGTCAGTTGAGTCTTGACGTAGAAATCTACCGTCAGCTTCTGTCTCTGTAAAATATCTACCGTCTAATACTCCACCTGTAGTAAGTTCTGTTTCAGTAAAATATCTGTTATCTAACTGACCATTATTAAGTTCAGTTTCGGTGTAGTATCTACCATCAGCAGCACCATTAGTTATCTCAGTTTCAGTAAAATATCTACTATCTAACTGACCACCGTTAAGCTCTGATTCGGTGTAATATCTGTTATCTAACTGACCACCATTAAGTTCAGCTTCTGTGTAATATCTATTGTCTAAAGTTCCTTCATGTATATCTTCATCAACAATGCTTCTATTAACGATGTTTGCACTTTCTACAGTTATATCAGTAGGTAATGCACCACCACCTAACTTAGTAAGAGCTACAGAATCATTTAGTAACTTAGAACCTTGTATATTTGCGGAAGTATTTATGTCTTGATCGACTATAGTTCCATTGGCAATGTTAATTGTAGTAACTTCTATGTCGGTTGGAAGTGTACCAGCACCTAACTTAGTGAGAGCTACAGAATCATCAAGTAATTTAGAACCATTTATATTTGCACTGTTACTAATGTCATCGTTAACAATAGAACCATTTACGATGTTTGCTGAGTTAACTGTTATACCAGACTTAAGTAAGCCATCAGCAATTTTACTATTATCAATAGCTGCACTTGCATTAATGTCAGCATTGACGATAGTTCCGTCTTTTATTTTTGCAGATGTTATAGAACTGTCTCTTATATCATCTTCAGTTATTTCTTGATTTTTTTCTTGTGCAGAAAATTTAATTAATCTATGGTTTGCATTTAAGTCAGCAGCTCTGATAGAGGAACCGGGTTGGAAAGTTACTGAGTCAGAATTTCCTAATTCAGTTTCTCTATATATACGGACTCCATTAGTAGTAGAACCTGATACAGAAGCTTGCTTAAATATTACGTTAGAACCATTGACCGTGTATTCAGTTGTCTGTGCAGGAGGATTAGTCGCTGTGTAGTTTAATGGTGTACCATCTACTTTGACTTTAATATCCTCTGCCTTTATATATTCAATTGAAAATGAGTAGGACGCTTGCCCACCATTTTTATATTCTTCAGTTGTCGCCATTTGTTTTCTAAACGTTGTTTATTGGCGGTGGATTTTATTTAGGGATATTTAATAATCTGTCTATTGATTCGTTTCTTGCTTTGTTTTCTCTTATTACTCTTGATCTGTCTTCTTGTATAAGTGCCTGTGCACGAGGATCTTGTTTAACTTTTGCCCAAGCTTTTTTCTTAGCTCTGTCAAATAATTTAGCAATTCTTGTGTTATGCACATAAGTTCTTGGATCTATATCCCTTTGACCAGTTTTTCTGTGATACTCCATTAAAGCTATGGATCTACCAATACCTTCGTCTTCAGCTAATTTGTCTAAATCAATTATTAATCTTTGTTCTCCTATAGCTTGTTGAAACATAGACCTTAATACTGGTGAGTCAGTAAGGTTTGTCCCATCAGGAGCATAGTATGTTGAAGTTCTTAAATCATATCCACTATTAAATAGCAATTGTTTCCCGGGAGAATAATCCATATTTAATTGAACAGGAGAAATTGCATTAAACATTCTGGTTATAAAATCGTGGTCCTTAATAGGCGCACCAGTTAACATGTCGTATTT